GTGCAGCATTTGCGAATGTTGCTGTTGTAATGGCCGTTGAGTTGTTTACTCCATCACGCGCAGTAACGTCAATGCGAACTGATCTACGTGGGCCACCGTCGTCCAAGTTCTTCTGGAAAGAATAGGTGTAGTTAGCTTTAGAACCCGCTGCAACACCTCCAACGACGTCAGTACGTAGCAGAGTGCCACCAGTGGTGTAAATCTTAACTACGAAGTCCTTAAGCGCCGGATTCTTGCTTGCGTTGCTCGATGGGTTTGTCCATTCGACAGACAAGTCAGGTGCAGTGAACGCAGTTCCAGTTGATCCGAATATTTGTAGTGTTGTTGGTTGTGCAATTGCAATTGTGGTTGTACCAGTTAAATCCACGCCATAAGAGCTTGAAGCAACTGGACCTTGTTGTCCCCATTTGCTAACTGCATAGACATTCACGTCATATGTGCCAGTAACTACGTTCTTGATTGTGTAGTTTGCAGTACCGATCGAGTCCACTGTTGTCCAGGCATCACCACGCAAGCGCCATTGAACCGTGTAAGTGCTAGCACCAGTCGGCTTTGTCCATGTAATTCCTACGTCACGGAATACTGTGTCTGTAGCTGTAGCAGCTTGCAGAAGGAATGTAATTCCAGTTACTGCGCCCGGTACGCTTCTAACTGTTGTATCGCTGTAAACCACTGGACTAACTGCCACGCCCGTTTCAATGCGTGCATACTTGGTAGCATCGTATTGCAGTGCTATTACTTCATAGAAACCGTCCGCAGCTTCCTTTATGTCGGTAACGCGGAATAGTCTTGGTGAAATAGCACCAGTAATGATTGCATCTGCGCCCGCCGTTACTGCCTGCGAGAAAGCAGTATTCACAGTCAACACGCTATAGGAGCCTGTTGAGTTAGTGATTGTCTTTTGCTCAATAGTCAGTCCGTCAGCTAAGTCCAAATCGATATAGTTGGTGCCAGTGGTAACTGTTACAGCACGGTCAAGGGTAACGGTTGTTCCTACTACGCTTACTACCTTTGCAGCAAGCAATGAATTAGCGTAGTCACTGTCCATTACTTTAATAACAGTGCCAGGAGTAACGTTCACATGAGTTAATGGTGCCTTGTAGCTAACGATATCTGTGTTGCGTAGTTCAGTATCTGTGAACCATTTTGCAGTGCGTCGAGCTTGTCCCTCTGAAGTGCAACCCCAAGCAACCACATCTGCCACGTTATATGGATAGCTGGTGGTTTGGTCCCACTCAATAATCTTGCGGGCTCTAAAGCCATCTGCTGGATCATTGAAAGTAACTGCTGCTGCGGTATGTCTAACAGTGCTTGCTGACGACGAATAGTTGAATCCTTCTTCGCTAATTCCTGCTTTAGTAACAAGTACGGAAGCAGAAGTAGGACGGTCTTGAACTAGCGTTACCAAGCCATTACCAACATAAATGGAAGCGTTGAATGTTCCGGCGAACATCTGTGCAACTTTCCAACCATCTTCAGCAATAGTAATTTGTCCGTTGAATCTAAAGCGTGGTTCAGTACCGGAATTGCCATCACTGACTAATTCATCACAATAGACCGATGCAGCGTAGAAGCTTGCTAGGTCTATGCTTGCTGCATCAATCACCTGTCCGAATCCCCAACGCTTGTTGACTAGCATTTCATACAACTGCCAAACAGGGTTATCAGTCCAGTAAATTGTTCCTGTTACTGTGCGATCCCATTGCTTAGAAGTTGAATTGAAGCTCCAAGCATAGGTAGCGGACATTGCACCACCCCAACCACCCGTATAGACGCGGGTTGTAGGGTTGTAGTTACTTGGCACAGGCACCTTAATACCTGTGAAGTCAAATAGTTGTGGGCTGCTGTTAGGTGCTGACTTGCTATCAAATGCCAGCGTCACATAGGCAGAGTTTGGATATGCTTGCTTCGCATCTTGTATTTCTGTGCAGCGATAGAAGTAAGTCTTATCTGCAACCAATGTTGGTGTCAATGTATCAGCAGTAACACGCTCAACCTTAACGTCCCACGAAGCAATAGCCCAAGCAGGGTCACGCGGAATGTAATAAGCCTGTTCGTAGCCCTGTTCTGCCTTGCCCGAAATAGTTGTATTGTTAATTACCAGTGTCCATGTACCGCTAGATGTTAATTTGCGGTAGATGTTGATATTGACTGTTGCAGGATCAGCAGCACCAGTTGAAGTATTTGCCTTCGACAACCCAAGCGGGAATTGAACAGTTACGCGAACAGCATCAATTGCAGAAGTTGTGACAGTTCTAGTAATTGGCAGACCGAACTTAACTTCAGTGTTAACGATTACATCGTTTTCTGTACCGCTAAAGCCAGCGACGAATGTTTGTCCCGAAGTACCGTAACGCTGGTCAACCGACGGGTGCGTTGTTGCATCACCGAAGTTCCAGGAACCCGAGCTATCTTGTAGTGCAGTGCCGTTAAAGAAAACAGACTTCGCCGGATTAGCTGCGTCAGTCAAACCAACGCATTCACCTTCAGATATTAAGTGCTGGATTCTTACTATTTCATTCGACTGCAAGGTGCCCGGCTTTGGCACTGATGTTGGGGCATTGTTACTAACTGCCAGCATTGCGTCGTAATTTGGTTCGTCCCATGTTGCCATTAGGTCTCCTAGTTCTTATATTTAGCTTAGTTGTTCGACTGAAATTCCCGACGAAATAACTACTGAGCCAGCACGCTGCACTCTGCCGAATACGATAGGAACTGGAATACCTTGTTCGTTTGTGTTCTGCCCACCATTGAAGAAATAACTAGGATCACTTGAACCTGCTTGCTGTCCAATACCACTGGGTTTCTTTGCAAGCATTTCAGCAGCACCACTAAGCGCCATAGATGCACCGACATTTATTAAGAACGAAAATGCCGGGAACACATAACCAATAACCATCAAAACAATTCCAATGACTACTCTTACTGCTGCACTCTTACCCTTAATGGCGGGATAGAAATGCACTTCATTGACATTCCCTAGTTGTTGGTGAACTTGCTCATCAATAATTGCAGTTGATTTAGCCTTGTCTGGTTTGCCAAGAACAATAGTCCATGCACCGTCTGCTATTTGTTGCTTGAACTTCTCCCCAAGTAATAGGAATAAGCCTTGCGATAATAGGAAGACTGTCTTTGCTTCAAACTCATGCTTCTTGCCGTATTCCTTCGCAAGCGCACCGTGGAAAATTGCTGTTGTCATTTAATATCCTTATGTCTTATCACTTTCTTTATAAACTTTGACCACCTAGACAGTTCATCTATGCGTGATAGTCGGTTAACTTCATGGTGCAAAAGATCATTGCCACCAAGGTAAACCCCGATGTGGTTTATTACTTGCCCGCGTATCCCAAACAGAATTGCATCAGATTTGCGAGCTTGTTCTAGGGTTACTTCGTAGAATCCATACGCTTCGAAGTGCCCTGCTATTAAGTCCTCACCTTTCGTAAACCAGTCCCAATCTCTAGGGCATTCTGGTAATAGGATGCCGTGCTGCTGGTAGTAATAATCGGCAGCTAGGCTTAGGCAGTCTTGTGCATTGAAGACAAATTCACGCTCATATAGTTCAGGGCGGTTATCCGGGTCACCAAATACAATTGGTTCACTAACGGTTAATCCATCGCAATAGACAATTGCAAACGGCAACGCTGACGCTTGCTGCGCTTGCATGTCTTCCTTTGATGGTGCGCGGGGATCGAAGGTGGAACCAACGCCCGGTGACTGTGTGTGCGAATGCACTACGCACGTGATCTGCTCGTAGTGCTGTGCAACGACAGCAGGAGACAGTTCAAAGCTGCTGTAGGGGCTGCTAGAGGTGTTGCTGCACGGTTTGTAGCTGTCCCCAAGCACCAGGCCGCACGCTTCCTGCGGGTAGCAAGCTAGGACGTGCGATAGGAACTCGTGCTTGTTGCTGATCTTCATCAGCTATTTAGCTGGTTCCTTATCTGCCCGAATTCATGCCAACACCGGGAAAGCCATAGTCCCTAAGCACTTGTCTTGATGGAACCCTAAAGCCCGGTCTGTCCATTGCCCAACACAATTCCCATTGGATTTGTTTGTTGTTATGCCCGGTCTTCCTATCAACAATAAACTTGTCAGTTGATAACACTGCTGCTGGATCACTTGTGAAATAGTGCGTTGTGGTTGTTTGCTGATAAGTTGAAGCTGAATTAGCGTAGATGGTTGTTTGGTTAATATACGGAGTCGGTGCAGTACCTGCTTCAAGTTGAAATCCCCAAATATAAATTCCACTACCAACTGTGCCTGCATAGTTCGCGTAAGTTCCATTAATATCGAACAGCGGTTGCACTCTCGGTGACGTTGTAGGACTAACAGAAGAATCCATTGTGCAAGTCAGCGAACAGCGATACCAGCCATTGCCAACACTTGTGATTGACTTCGAAATGTTGCTTGTCGCAGTGATTCTAGGATTGAACGTAGAAGTACCGGCAGATAAATCAAATCCTGCTGAACCTACATAAACTCCGTGATAGCCCAATACCTCCAATGCGAATATGCTTCGCTCAGCAGCCTTAGCGTAAACGCTCACCGTATGCACACCGTTCGATACTGAAGTGAACGAGGTATTCTGCGCATAACGAATGCTTGTGCTGGAATCCTCTACCCACTTGTCACCCGAAAGAGTGCCGTCTGGTGCCGTAGCAACATTAGGGGTTACTGTAGACGCAACCCTGCCCCAAACAGCATTAGCGTCAAATGCTTCAGGATAGGTTAATAGGTTAGGTGAATTCACTTGTGGTACAGACTGCTCTAGTTGAGCACCCCAAACATAAACATTACCGATATTAGGCAAGCGCGGATAGATACCAACGTTTGTTGTTC